TTATGAGAGATCCATTTACTCAAGCCGCAAGTGGAAATGTTAGATACCTAGCAAGAAGAAGAGTTGGTGGTCAAGTAATATTACCAGAAGCTCTTACAACAATCACAACTTAATAATAGGGAGGATATAGAAAATGTTTGATTTAAAAAATAATATTAAATTAGAAACTTCGTTAGCACCTATTGTTAAAACAGCTGATGTCAATGGAACTGGTATTGATTTACAAGGTTTCAGTTCTGCGGCATTAATTGTTAATTGTGGTACTAATGGGGATACTTTCAGTTCAACTGTTAAAACTAATCTTCAGATAGAGCATTCTGATGACAACTCAACTTTCACTGATGTCACTTCTAATACAGATGTGACTGGCGGAACTGTTGATTCATCAGGAACTTTTATGACGATAGATGCAGATGGAGAAATGAGTAAAACTTATGGAATAGGTTATGTTGGAGGCAAAAGATATATCAGAGTAGTTATTGATATTGTTGGAACGCACTCTAATGGTTCAATCTATGGAGCAGTAGTTGCAAAAGGTACACCTATAAGTGCACCAGTGACTTCTGACGCAAACGCATAATAAAATTAATCTACATTAGTAGATTATATTGTAGGGGGAGGAAAGCGAGAGTAGAACTTCCCCTACTCTTACAAAATTTACAAGGAGGAATAAGTTATGAAAATAAAAATGAAAGCAACTTTAGAAGCAAGTGCTAATGCAGAGGGTTCTGTGACTATGATTTATAAGAGTGGCGAAGTTTATGATATGACAAATAGAATGAATATAGCAACTATGTTATTGAATGATGGTAGTGCAGAAAAATCTATGGTAGAAACAACTAAAAAAGTTGTGACTAAAATGGAAAAGAAAACAAAAGGTATTGTTAAAAAAATATTTGGCAAAAAGAAATAAGGATTAAACAATGAGTGGACTAAAAGTAAAAACAGCTTGGACAACCAGTGCAGTAGCTACATCAGAACAAAAATCTTTTATGAGAGTAGATTTTAATGATGATGATACATTGATTGGCGAACTTATAAAAGTTGCACAAAACAATGTTGAAGAATATACTGGTAGAGCAATCACTCAACAAACCTTACAATTATTTCTAGATAGATTACCTTATTACAGAGATGAAAATTTAAGGGAGGGTGTTTATACTGCACCTGATTTAAATGTTAGTGCAGATTATATAGTTCTCCCTAAACCACCAGTTGCTAGTATTACACATGTAAAATATTATGCTAATGATAATACTGCCTCTACTTTTGCGGCAAGTAATTATTTTGCTGATGTAGATTCTACTTCGGCTAGAGTAGTTCTAAAGAATGGAGTTAGTTGGCCAACATTAACAGAATTAAGAAAAGCTAATGCTTATGAAGTTCAATATGTTGCAGGTTATGGTGCCAACGCAAGTGATGTACCAACACCAATAATTCAAGCGATTAAATTATTAACAACTCACTTATACGAAAATAGAGAGATGGTCACATCAATGAGTGTAAATTCTATTCCTTATACAGTAGGTCAATTATTACAACCATATAGAGTTATAAGATTAAATAATATATTAGGAGGATAATATGCCGAGTGTATCTAATATAGGAAAGTTAAGAAATAAAATAACAATACAGAATACAAATTTAACTACTGATAATATTGGTGGTTATACAACAGGAAGATCAACTCATATAACTGCGTTTGCTAAAATGACACCAAAAAGTGGCAAACAAATATTTTCTGATAAAACAGGAAGGCAAGTTGAGAACCCACATACATACGAATTTTTAATTAGATATAGAGATGGCATAACTACTGCTATGCGTATCTTATTTGGTACAAGAAGTTTTGATATAATAAAAATAAATGATGAAAACGATTTTAAAAATTATATCACTATTGAAGCAATAGAAAATGTAGGTACATAATGCAAATTAATCTTAAAGTCAGTAATATTAAAAAAGTTTTATCTCAATTAAAAAATTTAGATAAACAGTTAGAACCTGATTTTCAAGAAATTGTTAAAGGTGGTGCACAATTAATTAGAGGAGAAGCAGTTAAAAGTATTCAAAGTGGTGCTAAATCAGGAATAGTATATGAAAAATATAATCCTAGAAGAACACATAGAGCATCTGCTCCAGGTCAAGCACCAGCAAGTGATACTGGAAATTTAGTAAGTAAAATTAAAGTAAGACAAAAAAACAAAGATACTGTTGAAGTTGAAAGTGGTGCAAATTATTCTGCATTTTTAGAATATGGTACAAGTAAAATGCAACCAAGACCATTTATGCTACCAGCTTTTGAAAAAAGTAAAAAACCTATTTTAGAAGCAACATTTAAAAGAGTAGTAAAAAAAATTGGAGAAATAGTTAAATGAGCAATTATTCAGTTGAATTACAAACAACAGTATATAATGCCTTGATAGGCAACAATCCTCTAACAACAAAGTTAGGTGGAAATAATATTTATGATTTTGTTCCAGAGAACACATCTTTTCCCTATGTTAAGGTCGGAGATCAAACAATGGTAGATGATGGTACGAAAGACAAAAAGGGAAGTGATTTTACCCTAATTGTTCATACTTTTTCAAGATATAGAGGAAGTAAGGAAATAAAAGAAATTATGTCATTAATATATGATGTATTACACGAATCAAGTTTATCAGTTTCAGGAGCCAGTAATAATATGAGGTTTGAATTTTCAGACATTATAAAAGAATCTGATGGGCTTACAACACATGGAGTACAAAGATTTAGAGTCTTTGTATTGACAAATTAAATATAAACAATTATTAAAATAAATAAGGAGAAATAACATGGCGGCATTAAAAGGTTCAGCATTTTTATTGAAAGATAATAGTACAGGAACAGCAGTGACATTAGGTGGAATGAGAAGTACATCAATGTCTATTAATGGAGAAACAGTAGATGTGACTACAAAAGAATCAGCTACATTTGATGGACAAGCAGGAAACGATATTGGTAGAGTTTTATTAGCCAATGGTGGTGTAAGAAGTATGTCTATATCTGCAAGTGGAGTTTTTATAGATTCTGCTTCAGAAAATACTACAAGAGGATCAGCATTTACAGGAGATGCAGTTAATTACGATTTAGTTTTTGCTGATACATCATCAGTAAAAGGTGCATTTATAATTACATCTTACGAAAGAGCAGGAGAATATAATGGAGAAGAAACTTATTCATTAACTCTTGAATCAAGTGGTACTATGACTTATACTAATGCGTAATTAGTAAAGGAATATAAAATGGAATATACAGATGGGTTTAAAGTGGTAGAAATAAAATTTCAAGGCGAGTCCTATAATGGTTTTTACAAGGTCACGAGAAAGGGTGTAATAACTGTTGAAACAAGAAGTGATATTCCTATTAAACCCTATGATAAAATAGTAGTCGGTGTTGATGAATTAATTGTTCAAAAGGTTCAGATTTATACAAGTAGAGCAGAGATAACTTGTGAAAATCCAAATACAAGTGATATAGTTAGAGCAAGTAAAACTATGAAAAAACTTAAAAAATCTGAGCCAAAAGAAAAAACAGAAATAGAACAATTAATAGAAAAGGACACCATAAATGGCGAATCAGTATAAAGGCGAAATCAAGGGTAAGTTTGGAGATAAAGAAAGAACTTTTAGACTTACCTTTGAATCAATAGTGAATATAGAAAATAGAACAGGGAAATCTATTCTTGATATAACTAATAGTATGGGAAACAATAATTATTCTATGAAAGACATAGTTATTGTAATGCATGAAGCACTTCAAGGTGCTGGTGGAAAATTTGTTCAATCAGCAGTAGGAGAAATGGTTATTAAAGATGGATTATTAAAGGTTGCTATTTTATGTTCAGAAATACTAATGACATTATTTGTCGGAGATAAAAAGGAATCAGATTCCCCTTTAGTTCAGGGGGAGAACGAGCAGAAAGATACCCAATCCAGCAATACTTAGAAATAGGTCTTGGTGTATTAAGATTCTCCCCCAAAGTATTTTGGGATTTATCAATAACAGAATTTTTATCAGCTTTAGAGGGTTATAAACTTTCTAAAGGTCAAAATAAAAAAATAGAACCAACTCAAAGCAAACAATTAGAGGAACTTATGAAACAGTTCCCAGATTAATATTATGGCATCAAATTTAGCAACTATCAGAGTAGAACTTATAGCAAATGCACAAAAGTTTAAAACTAATATTCAAAAAGCGAGTACAAGTTTAACTAAAGTAAGTAAAGCTGGTAAGAAAACACAAGACAGAATGAAAGGTGTTCAAAAAGCATTTCAAAACACTGCTGGTTCTATTGCGGCAGTACAAGGTCCACTTGGTCCAGTAGCTGGTAGAATATCTGCTATCGGTGCTATTATAGGTAGAGTAAGTCCTATGGCATTAGGATTTACAGCAGTTGTAGTTGGTCTAGGTTTAGCATTTACCAAATTAGTAAAAAATGTTGCACAAGTAGAAACACAAATGTTGAAACTTGAAGGAATATTAAAAGCAACAGGTAATGCGGCAGGATTAAGTTTAACTGAAATAGAAAATTTATCTACTGAAATAGGAATAGCAACTTTGGCTTCAACTAGAGAAGTTAGAGATGCGGCAGGAATAATGCTTACCTTTAAATCTATTACAGGAGATACTTTTAGAGATGCTTTAAGGTTATCACAAGATTTAGCAGAAGTAGGTTTTGGAAGTGTTAAAACAGGTGCTACTCAATTAGGTAAAGCTCTTGAAGACCCTATCGTTGGTTTA